CTCCGGTGAGGTCCTCCCCGTTTATGAGAACAAGACAGCGAGTAACTCAATATGACGTCGTTCCGGGTGCCTCTGGCACCTTTAGACGCGTCACGACCTCCACACACTCCCTTGGGGCTGGGGTAGTATACCTCAGCCCAAGTCCCTGGGAGTCAAACCCCCTAGGTCTCGGTCAAAAGACCGAAACGATATCGGACGATATCGGGCCTCGGGGGAAGTTCAAAGGTGTCGCACATACGCTGGAAGATTACCAGCTGTATCCCTGCGATGTGACGGAGCACTACGAATACGACAAGACCGGCCGGGAAGAATATCTTACTGGCCGATTCTTGATGTGGTACGTAGTTAACCCCGTCATACCTGCTATAGATAGCAGCAGAGTTACGCGCACATACCCTAAGTCGGTGCAGCAGCAAGTTAATAATGCTGCCCACCGCCTCTACTCCGATAACGTTTCAGATAATCTACTGAATGCGTTGGAGCTGAGGCAACTTAGCTCAGGGTTAAGAGGTTCAATGAACTCTCTGATCCTGCTTGGTAACCTGATGGAACGGACCCGCGGCCTCGGCCGTTGGTGGAAGAAGTCCTTGCGTGCCCTCGCGGGCGAGCATTTGGCCTTCTCGTTCGGTTACTTGCCCCTAGTCTCGGACCTGAAAAAGACGTCTTTAGGTCTCCGGCGTTTGCCGGCTGACCTAAAGCGTATCAACAGTCATCCGAGGGTTATTACCGGTACCGACGTCTGCCAGGGTGAAATATCCCTGTCTTTCGCCGGTATTACTGGGTATGCAAGCACCGCCCCTGCAGAACCTGATGCGAGTTGGTGGCATCCTGTGTATAACACACAAGCTGCTCCAGTTCGTATCGTGGGCGTAAGGGGACGCAACAGCCGCACGTTCGATGGCGAGGGCTTCCGAGCTCTCGACCTTCTTATGTCGCGGTATGGTGGTTCAGGTCCTGTCGATCTAGCCTGGGAACTTGTTCCCTTTTCGTTCGTGCTAGATTGGTTCGTCGATCTACGTCCCTTAATCGACTCTCTTGATAATGCCCTCATGGGCAATAACAAGTCTGTTGATTATATCTGGCAGTCGGAGAAGTGGGCGCTTGATATTCAATATGTCAAGCACCGCCAACTCGCTGTCAGCCACGCCGGGAATGTTACAAAACATGACTGGTCATGGGATAATAACATCGTCGGATACACTCGTTTACGAGAATATCGCCGGAGTCTACTGCTGGACGTTACACCAACCGTGACGGCTAGTGGAAGGTTCGGAAAGAAACAAGGTGCACTTGGTGCATCCTTGTTCTACCAAAACGTAGCGAACCTCAGACGCAGGATGCGTTAAGGTGATGCGGTCAATCGCTAATCTTAATAGTATCGCCCCCTTGAGCTCTCAAGGCTTGGTCTAACAAGACCATGAAAGCACATAGGAGAATAACAACATGCTAGGATCCTCCCTGACCCTGATGGGCCTCACGTTCGTGAACGTTCCGAATAACGAGGGTGTCGGATCACTCTACCGGGAAACCTCCCGGGGCGTGAATCTTCCGACCGAACTCCGCATTCGGCATCGCGATATCACGGACAGCCGCACTAAGCGAGCTGCTCGTGAATCGACGATCACGGTAAATCGTTGGGCCGCGCTGACCGATGGCACAATTGCCATCGTTGCCAGCTTCAGTAAGACGGTCCGGTGCATCAAGGACGCTACCATCACCGACGCCCACTTGCTTCTGCTTGTGGACATCGGCGATCAGCTCTGCAATGACACCGACGCCGACGCGTCCGCGCTCGATAAGCGCGAGAACATCTACGTTACCCAAGACGCTTAACGCGCCCAGGTTCGTAGATTCGTAACTAACAAGTTAGCTACGTCTCGTATACCTTGAGGTATATCTGCGTGGCTATCAACTCGTAAATACAAGGAGATAGCTATATGAGTGCGAATGAGTCAGCATATCGCGGGTCTTTGACCCGCTTTGATCGTCGACCGAACAACACCAGGGTCGAAAAAGGTCCTGGCATGACGTTATCAGCAATACTGAGACGCCTGATAGCAGACGTGTCTCGTCAAACGGGAATCTCTCTTGAGGTCCCCTGTGAAGACGTTGATACGTGGGTCATCAATGATGGCCCATTGCTAGACAAGGAGCTGCTGAATGTGATCGAAAACTATCCTAATGCGCTTCCACTTGTGGAGGCGGACGGGGATAGCTGGAGAGAGTGGGATTCCGGATTCTTCAGAAATGAAGAGGAAAGATACCTCTCTTATCTTCGGTTACGGGATTCCTCAGCCTTACCGGCTGTTGAGTCTCTCTTGAGCAAGACGCCTAAATGGTTAAAACCACTTATGGTTGAGTTTCTCTTCACTTCTTTGAAGGAGGAGAAGCCCATCTTGCTCCGGGCACTGAGGCAGCTCTTAGTGTTCGGATATAAGTCCGAGCAACCGCATACAAAGGAACAACTCAATGAAGCATTTCGTGCCTTCATGGAGACAGATTCGGAGGTGCTCAACTGGCGAGCGTATTTTAACTCGCCGGTTTGTAAGCGCCTCCTGTTCAACGAAGCCCGAAAGATCGTCTCGCGGATTACCGCGAGTATGGATCTTAAGAACGTTGTCGGTCGTCATGGTCCTGGGAGTGTTTATCCTTCCAGGCTGCCATGCGATAAGTCAGCGTTCTATTCGTGTTACGACTCCATACGGGAATATTACTGTTGGTCCGACTACTACGTTACCTTGCCCAGTTTCTGGGCGAGGGAACTAAGGTGGGAGGACCGCAGGTTCGTCTCGCATGAGAGCATCATCGCTAAGGTTACGGCTGTTCCGAAGGACTCGCGGGGTCCACGCTTAATCTGCGTGCACCCTGCTGAGGCTATTTGGATCCAGATGGGCCAAAGCGAGGTCTTAACTAGTGCTATAGAGAAGCACCCCCTTAGTAGGGGGTACGTCTCGTTCACTGATCAAACGGTGAATGGGGCTCTAGCTCTCCAATCAAGCAAGGATCGCCGTATGGCGACTCTTGACCTAAAGGAGGCTAGCGACCGTGTAGACAGCGAGTTGGTGCGTTACCTATTCGGTGACCACCAGTATAAGCTCCTGTCATGTTCACGCGCTACGCACTACATAGGACCCGATAATCAGGTTCGTGTGTTGAACAAGTGGGCTCCGATGGGCAACGGTTTAACGTTTCCCGTCGAGTCTCTCGTGTTCTTCGCACTTGCAGTTGCTGGCATACATCTCAAGCACGGCCGTGAGGCCAAGCCTAACGTGTATGTCTTCGGTGATGACATCGTTTGCCCCTCAGAATACGCACAGGATGTTAGTGATGCGCTCCAAACGGCTGGCCTAATGGTCAACCGAGCGAAGTGCTTCCTTAAGGGCTCCTTTAGGGAGTCCTGCGGGGTTGAAGCCTTTGATGGTTTCAACATCACACCCATCCGTGTGCGGAAGGGGTTACGACTAGTTACCTACGCTAACGGTGTGTCAATGTGCGATTTGGCCAAGCGGCTTCGTCGCGCAGAGTATCACCGGACGGCCACGTATATATACGAGTGTGTGTCCGAGCGGTTCGGGCCGTTGCCCAAAAGCAACAACCCGGACTACACTGGCATATATGAGTATGTAGACACCGACCTGGCAAACCTTATAGCCGACCCTTGCCCTAGCTCAAAATGGGCTACTGCAAAGTCGGGATTTCGCGGAACCTTTTGGCACCGCGATTATCAACTATATGGAATACGGGCCGTTTCTGTCCGGGGGGACACTATGTCTCCCCGAAAAGATGACTGGTGTCATCTACAGGATTCACTGATTCGCCTCATCGACAAGTATCGGTGGGACGACGCCCTCACCCGTCGGTGGGAGAAGCCTTCTGGGCTTCCCCCGCTTACGCGAGAGCTAGGTGAACGTGGTCTTGCGTATCCGCGCCCTTATAGGGAACGGACTTACAAGGG